ACGCGGACCTTACGCTTCTTCAACTGGAACTTGTGGCTCGCAGAATCATATCGGACCTGGCTGATAAGTTCCTCGAGGTCGGTCTTGGCGATCTCCTCGAGGGCCTCGATCAACTGGAACTCGGCCCCCTGGTCGTAGTATCCGAGGCCGACCGACGCGGCCGACGGCTCGACGTACTCGGTGAGCGGGTATCGGGGCCTCTTGGGTGCCATGTTCGTGCCGAGGGGCGGGTCCGAGTCAAAGAGGTCGCGGACGGTGTAGGTGAGGGTACAGTTGGCGTCGGGGCTGCCCTTGAAACCGCCGTCGATAGTGACGTGGACGGCGAACACGCCGCCGATGGGGTCGCACGGCCCGCCGAGCAAGACCAGCGCCCACTGGCTGCCCGTGCCGCCCTCGCGCCACAGGATGAACGCGCCGCCTTCGTTTCGGCTTTCGAGGCCCGAGGGGCTGTTGTTCTTCGTGTCGGCGAAGAGGTCGTTATTGTTTCGCATGTCGACCTTCACGGGCGCGACACCCGACACGCAGGCCCAGGCGACCTGGTTCACGTCCACGGGCGCTAGGAGGACCGCAATCTTGCCGTTCCGGTGGGCGGGCCACGAGGGGCCGACGCCCTTGAGCACCTGGCGGTTCTTGAACGCCTGTAGGTCGTCGCCCGGCCCCCAGGCCACGCCGTTGATGCCCAGGACGTCGTAGCGCTCGCGGGCGGCCCCGCTCTCATTGCGAATGGGCATGATGCCTGAGAGGCGCCGCCGCCCCGCAAGGCCGTCAGCACCGCTCGCCAACTGGTCGCCGAGCCAGTCCCTGGCCGCGTCGACGAACGTGTTGTAGGCGGCCGCCGGGATCTCCAGCCGCTGGCCGGGCTGCACCTTCTTGAGCGCGTCGCCCATCGTGTACCTCGTCCTCGCCCTCGTCCTCGCCCCTGTAGCCCCACCCCGCCCGCGCCGCGTACTCGTTGGAGGCGCGCACCTTATCAAGAAGTGCCGATGCCCAGTCCGGCGAAGTCGGAATCGCCGTAGACCTTCTCGATGTGGACGCTGGTGGGCTTCTTGATAAGGGTCTTCGATCCGCTGTCCTCGGCATCTTCATAACGCACCCACATGTATTCCCACCCCTTCTTCGAGATGCCGCTGATGCCGCCCACCACCAGGCCCGTGACGTTCGGCAGGGCGGCGAAGCGATAGGTGATCTCCCAGGATTCGTCGCCGCGCTGGGACCCCGAGGCCCCCAGGAACCGCACCTCGCCGGCCGCAAACCCGCGGAAGGGGGCGTTGTTGACGGGATTGCAGGCGATGGCAAAGAGCGTCGCCTTGTACGCCCCCGTGACGAATTCCTTGGCCTTGTAGTGGGTCTCCGAGAAGTTGTAGACGGGGATGTCGATGTCACAGCCTTCGACGGAATCGTGCGTGACGCCGATGGCCTCGCCGAAGTCGGGGGCGGTCTTCCCCGGCAGGGCGTAACTCGCGACGTGGGCCTTGGCCTGGGTGATGTGCTGCGTCCCGCCGCCGATGTCGAAGGCGTAGGTTGAGTCGCCGACCTCCTTGGCGGCGCCCGACATCCGCCCGTACTGGACCTCGCCGTCCCACCAGTCAGAACCGTCGCCGACGGGTTCGACGCTCCAGGACTGGCGGACGAGACCGTTGTAGGCCGACGGGGCGGCGGCCGCGAGGGCCGCTAGCGCCGCCTGCTCGTCGCTCGTGCCCCGGATGGTGTACTTCAAGGTCGCCGAGGGACTGTCGCCCTTGGCGGCGGGCCGGCTATCGAACTTCTCCGTAGCAGTGATGGGCACTTCCCACCCCCGGTCAGTCGAACGTCGCCTCGGCGTCACGGGTCCAGTCGGCGATGCGCTTGGTGTTCTTGGCCGTCTGTTCGGCGGCGTTGGCCAGGCGGTCCGTCACGCCGCCGGCGCCCAAGCCGGCCGCTTCGACCGCGCTGAAGGCGCCCCGGACGCCGATGGTCCGCTTCTCGGCCTCCTCAATCGCCTGCGCCAGGTTCTTGAGGCCCTCGAACGTCGGTGCCTTGACTTCGGGCGGCCCGGGCTCCATCAAGGCGGCCTGCTCGGCGCTCGCGCGTTTCTCGCGGGCGGCGGCAATGGCGTCCTCCCATTCCTTCCGCGCGGCGGCCAAGTCCGCCTCGGTCTGGGCCAGGTCGGACTGGTACTCAGCCTCGTGCCGGCGGCGGGCGTCCTGGGCCTTACGGCTGATGTCCGTGAGGCCCTGTTCGCGGCCGGCCTGGATTTCGCCAAGGCGCGACTTCATCGCCGCGTCGATGCCCGCGAGTTGGGCGTCAGTCTCCCGCACGATCCGCTTGCGACTGGCGGCAGCCGCCCGGTCGGCCCCGGCGGCGGCCGTCTCGTAGTCGAAGGAATCATCGAAGAGGCTCATCACCTTCAGGATGCCCTTCGTCAGGGTATTCTGGAGGCTGTTCCAGCCTAGGCCCACCAGGCCCGTAAAGACTGTCCAGACGGTCTTCATTGTGGCCAGGCATTCCGTCCAGACCTTGGCGACGGTCGACGACCCGATGACCCAGATGGCCTGGAGGCCGTACCAGGCGTCGGTCGCGGTATCGAGGAGGTGCTTCTTCCAGTCGAGCCAGTACCCCATGAGCCAGTGGACGCCCTTCTGCCACCACATCTTGAGCGTGAGCCACAGGATCTGCGCCGCCAGGCCGATGTCGCCGGCGGCCAGGGCGTCGGCGATGCCCTGCCAGGCTGCCAGGGCCTCGGTCTTGAGGTCGTCAAAGCGGTCGCCCAGCCAGGCCAGGGCCTTGCCACCCGCGCCGCTGGCCCACACGAGGTACGCGCCCAGTGCTGCGGCGGCAGTGACCACCAAGCCTAGGGGCGACAGGATGAACCCGAGAACCGCCCCAAGCACCCCCAGCGCCGTGCTGACGCCGCCAAGGATGGTTCCCAGGCCGGTGAAGATTGCGCCGAACGCTGACACGGCATAGCCCAGGCCCACCAGCGCGACGCCGGCCGCAACCACCGCCGCCGCGATCTTGAGGACCGACACGATGATGCCCCGGTTCGCCTTGATCCAGTCGGTCGCGCGGACCACCACATCGGTGACGCGCCGGGCCAGGTCCGAGAGCGTGGGGGCCAGGGCCGCGCCGACGGCGAACACGCCGCGCTTGACGGTCTGCCAGAGGGCGCTCAGGGTGTCGTGGAACGCCTCGGCGGCCTTGGCGTCGGTCGTGGAGATGGTAAGACCCAGCCGCCGGGCCTCCTGCTGGAGCGCCTCGAGGCCGGCTGCGCCGCGGCCGATAAGGGGCAGCAGGCCCGTCCCCGACCGGCCGAAGAGTTGCAGGGCGGCCGCCGCCCGGACGGTGGGGTTTTCGATCTTCGAGATGCGGTCGGCGATGAGTTTGAACTGCTGCTCCGGCGAGAGGCCGTCGAGGTCCGCCACCGTCAGGCCCAACGCCGTCAGCGTGTCCGTGGCCTCCTTCGACCCGGTCGCGGCCGCCACAACCGCCTTCTGCATTCTCTTGATGCCCGTCTCCAGCGCGTCCATGTCCGCGCCGGACTGCTGAGCGGCAAACGCCAGTTCCGAGAGGGCCTCGACGCTGACGCCCGTCCGGGCGCTCATCTTGGCCAGGCTGTCGCCCATCTCGGAGAAGACCTTGGCGGCCCCGAGGAGGGGCGCGATCATGGCAGTGCCGACGCCGACGAGGCGCATGCCCACGTCGCGCATGCCCGCCCCCATGGCCTGGACACCCGCGCCAAACGCCTTCAAGCGCCTCGACGCCCGGCTGAGGCCGCGAATGAGGCGCGAGTCGTCGGCAAACAGTTCGACGTAGGCCGCGCCTGCCCGGATGCCCCTGGCGGAAGCCATGTCTTACTCCATGCGTCTAACCGAGCAGGGCCAGAAGCGGCCCGACCTCGGCCAGGACCTGCCGCGCGGCAGCAATCACCTGGGCGGCCTGGCGCTTCTCGGTCACCTCGAAGCCCAGCCGCGCGAGGACGGCGGCCAACTGGTCTTCGGGCATTTTCTCCATCGCTTGCTCGACCTCGGCGATGAGGGCCTCGGCCACCTGGCCGGAGCGGTTGACGCCCGCGAAGGCGTCGCGGATTTCGTCTGCAAGGGTCATGGAACACCTCCAGTGACAAAGTGACGTAGTGACAAGTGACGAAGCAGCGGCCCCGGTGACGACTATGGCGACAACGCTGGCGCGCCGGCTGGCGCGGTCGCAGCGGGACTACGGTACGACTGAATCAGCGAGGCGGCCTCTCGCACCAGGAGCGGCACGGCCGACTCATCAATGCCCGCCTCCAGCCACTCGGCCATCTTGCCGTGGATGCGCAGGGCCTTGGCCGCCTCGGCGTTGTTGGCGGCAATTAAGGACCTGACCTTATCGACAAGCGTCTTGGTCTGGCCGTCCGCCTTCTCGCGTTCCTGGCACAGCGCTTCCAGCGCCGAGGCGAACTCGTCGGCGGGCAACTTCCCGTCCACCGCCTTGGCCTTCACCCGCGCGAGGGCATCCTGCGTGGCCCGCTCGCGGGCGGCTGTGCGTTCGACGTCGTACATCGAGAGCGTCAGGTCGTGGATGCGGCCCTCGTTGCGGATGTAGCCCTGCCAGGCCGCCTCCTCCCATGCCTGGCCCTCGCGCACGGCCGTCGGCGCCACGCAGCCGCTCAGGAGGGGCAAGAGGAACGCCAGCGGAATGAGCAGGCAGGTGCCGGCCGTGCCGCCGTTTCCGGGGCGGTCGGCGGGCTTCGCCGGGTCGATGTGGAGACCCACGGCCTTCAAGACGTCGATGATCCGTGCGAGCCACGCATCATCCTTCGGCGTCGGGGTCAACTTCACGATCAGCCGCGCCGCCATGACGACCGCGCCTGCAATCGCCACCAGGGTCTGCCAGTTCTCCAGAATCCAGTCCACGGTTCACCTTCCTTTCTGGTCCACGAAGACTCGTTTCAAGACTGCCAGGTTCTCTGCCACGAGGGGCACGCCGCCACGGGCGCGCCGCGTCTCGAACGGATTAAAGTCGCTCGGCTTGAAGGCCCTGGTCTTCTTCGGGTCACGGTTCACGTTCGCAAGCAGGGCCAGCACGGTCGAGGTATGCGCCCAGTTCGCGCGGCCCCGCGCCTCGGCCATCCACACGAGTTCCCGAAGTGTCAGGGGGCCGGGGGCGACGCCGACGACGCCGGCGAGGTCCCAGATGAGTCGCTCGACCCTTCGAGCGCCGCCTTCATCCGCTCCTCCAGTTCCGGGCCGTCCAGCCGCTTCTCGACGACCTCGACAGCCATCGCCTCCAGCACTTTCAGTTTGCCGAGCGCCTTGGCGAGGAGCCGGCGCCGGCTGCTCGGGAAAAAATCGACGAGTTCCTCCAGGAGCGCCGCCGTCGCGCCGTCGATGGCATCCCCGGCCATCGCGCGGCCGAAATCCTCGTCCGTGACGCCCCGCGCATCCGCCTCCGGTTTACACAGGGCGTACACGAGGTCACAGAGGAGCACCGGGTCGCCGACCAGGCGCTCCAGGAGTTTCCCCTCGACGACCTCCAGCAGGTTCACGTCCAGGAGACCCCGGACCCGGCGGATCGCATCCACGTTGACCGTGACGGTCCACGTGCGGCCAGCGTTATCGGTGAAGGTTTTCATCGCGCCCTCCTTACGGTGCCGGCGGTTCCTCAATCGTCTTCCACTCGGGCGGGTTGGCCGAGTAGGTCGGCTTGGCCGTGACGCTCACGGTGATGGCCTCTTCCAGGGCCTCGCTGCGGTCGAACTTGAGGATCGCGCAGTCGGCCCACAGGCCCTCGCTGCCGGCCTCGGCCACCGGGCCGTCCATCACCGCCAGGCCGAGGAGCGTGCCGCCGAAGAACGCGTCCCGCACGGCCTCGAACCCCGCGTCAGCCGTGTCCCAGACCATCTCCCACTCGATGACGGCGTCTTTCAGAGTGCCGATGGTCGCCTTCCAGCCGCCCGCGCCGCGGGTCGAGACATCGGCCTCGCCCTGTTCGACGTTCAAGGTCAGGTCCCGGACGTTCGTGATGAGGGTCCAGACGGGCGTGCCGCCGATGCCGGCGGCGCAGAAGTAGAGTTTCGCCTCACTGCCGAGTTTGACTGCCATGTTCTTTGGCCTCCTTGCCCGCCGTAGCCTTGGCGAAGGCGGGCTATCTGACCGACGCCGCCCAGTGGCGGGGGAGCCGGTCCTTCACCTCTTGAAGCGCCGGTCCCATGAAGGCGCGGCGCGGAAAAACCTCGCGCTTGTACCGGCCGCCGAACTCATGGGCCGCGGCCGACGTGCCGACAAAACCCACGTCCGGCCCGATGACCACCGATGCCCCGCGCGGCTCGACCACGTAAAGGATGGCGCTCTTCAGAAGCCCCCGGCGCGTGTGCGGCGGACGGCCGGGCGCGCTCGCCGCCGGGCTTCGCTTGATGCTCCGGCGGGCCACCAGGCGAATCGACGCCCCGGCGTGGCCGAGGCTCTGGATGCTGGCCTTCCTGGCCGCCGCGGCAACGCGCCGCATGTCGGACTTCTGTTTGCATTTCATGCCGACCACGAGCGGCTCCTTACGCCGGCAGGTCCTCGGCCGTCACGTCCGTGGCGGCGGCCAGGAGCTCCTGGCCCTTGGCGTAAACCGCCCGCAGGGTCGCCGCGTCACCGGCGCCGAGGGCACCGGCGATGTTAGCCTTTCCTTCGCGGCCCACGATGTCCCGGATCGCCGCCAGCGACAGGTGAACCTGGGTGGCCATCCGGCCCACCTCGTCCCGCAGTCCGTCGGCGAGTTTCTCGGCGTCCGTCCGCGTGTCCGTCAACTTAGCGAGTGCCATGTGCCCACTCCTTCTGCTCCCGCGTCCAATGGCCGCACCATCCGGCCCGCGTCACGATGAATTTCGCCGGGTGCTTCCTCACCCGGTCGATGAACCACTCGCACTCGCACAG